CGTGCCAAAGCCACTTCTATTCGGACACGTGCTACTACTACACGATCGCCGGTCGGAACATCACGGCAGAGGGCAAGGTCGCAGCAGGCGAGTGGATCGACACCATCCGAGGTCGGGACCGGCTCAAGTATCGGATTCAGGAGGCGGTGGCGCTGGTCGTGATGAACGCGGACAAAGTGCCGTACACGGACGCAGGGATCGGGAAGATCGACAACGCCATTCGGGGCTGTCTGCGGCTCTCTGTGACGGATGGATTCCTGACCGACAACTACACTGTGATCGTGCCCACCGCAGCATCACAGGCGCTGGTTGACAAGGCGGCGCGCATTCTTCGCGGATACTCGTTTACCGCACCGATTGCGGGCGCGATTCACGTCGCATACATCACTGGCACCCTGACCAACTAGGAGCGACCATGGCCACTTCTACATGGGATTTTAAAAAACTGATCTTCTCGTTTGCTGGGCAGACGATCACCGGCTTTAGAGGAGACATCTCGATCAATCACAGCAGCGGGGAGGATTCCGTCACAAAGGAGGTCGGACACGACGGGGAAGCCGTTTTTGTTTTCCGAAACGACGACTCCGGAAGCGTGACCTCTGAGCTTATGGCGTCGGCTGCAAGTAACGATTTCCTGTCAGCAGCCATTGCGGCGAAGCTCGTGGGACCGCTGCTCATTCGAGACATGAACGGGCGCACGGTATTGGAGGCTCCCTCGGCGACAGTTGCCAAGCTGCCAACGGTTACGTATGGCGCGGAGATGTCAGGACGTGAATGGAAGTGGGTGTACGCAGACGGTAAGTTTGTCTGCGGCGGATTGGCACAGGTGTCCTAATGCCCAGAGATCCACAGACCCGCGTAATCGACGGTCACACCGTCCAGGTACAAGCGCTCCCGGTGTTCAAGGGGCAGAAGCTTTTCGTGCGCCTACTCAAAGCGGTGGGCGGGTCGTTTGGCCCGGCGTTTGCCGCGCTGGCGTCATCGGGCTCCAAGGGGCTCGGTGATATCGACCTGGCGCAGCACCTGCCGACGATGTTCTCGGCGTTGTCTCCCGAGGAACTGGAAAGCATCACGCGCGAACTGCTGACGGGCGCTGTCCTCGACCCACACGGCGAGCCGAGGAACCTTCTCGCGGTCTGTGACATCGTGTTTCAGGGGTCAGTGCTGACCCTGTTCAAGTGCGCGCTGTTTGCCGTCGAGGTGAACTTTGGGGATTTTCGCGGCCTCGTGCTCGGGATGCTCACCGACGCACGACGGAAGACGGAGGAGAGCAAGGCGAGCCCCTCACCGGCATTGAGTGGTTCGCCGACGAGTGGCCCATCTGGCGGCTCGTCTACGCCAAGCTAGCGACCCTCCAAGAGATTGGGGAGTACTGGTCTTTGTCCGATGTGCGCAAGGCAAACGACCTGCTTGACGCCTACGAGGGTGCCGAGCGTAGGATGCGCAAAAAACAGGAGAGGAGTCGCCGTTGATCGTACGTGAGCTGTTCGCAAAACTTGGGCTCTCAGTCGATGCCGCCTCCTTTGCTGTCGCTGACCAGATGCTCGGCGCGGTCAAGTCCGGCCTCGGTCTGCTGGTCAGTGGTGCGGTACGCGCTGGCGAAGGTCTGTCGGAGATCATCACCAAGACGGTCGAGACGGCAGGTGCGCTCAATGACACGTCGGTCGCGTTGGGCGTTACCACCGACGCGATCCAAGAACTGGGCTATGCCGCCAAGCTCAACGGCTCATCTGTCGAAGGGATGAGCGACGGACTCCGCAAGCTCTCAATCAACATGGCGGCGGCAGCGGGCGGGAGCGAGGAGGCGGCGCAGACCTTCCGCCGGCTGGGAGTGCAGATCTCAGCAAACGGCAAGCTCCGCGATGCCGATGCTGTGTTCGGCGACCTAGCTGAGAAGTTCAAGGCGATGCCCGACGGAGCGCGGAAGGTAGCTACTGCGGTCGCTTTGTTCGGGAAGTCTGGGGCTGCGCTCATCCCGACGCTAATGGAAGGCAGAGACGGGCTCGCGACACTGCGCCAAGAGGCGCGCGACCTTGGCATAGTGCTAGACACCAATACGATCAAGGCCGGCGACGATCTCGGCGATACGTGGGACAAGCTCAAAGCCGCAGCGGACGGGCTCCGGTACTCAATCGGCGGGCCGCTGCTGTCGGGATTAAAGGAACTGTTAGATTCCATGGTCCGGTGGATCAAGGCAAACAGAGAACTGATAGCTCAGCGCTTGCGCTCTGTAATGCGGGGCATCGCTGGAGCAATCAAGGCCGTCGGGGTCGGTTTGGATTTGGTGTGGCGTGCGCTCAACTTCGTGATCGCCCGGTGGAAGCTGTTCGCCGCGCTTATCGTCGGTTCGCTTGCAGCAATCGCAATTGCAAACGCGGGGGCGGTGATTTCTTTTATCGCGCTCGGGGCCGCCGCGATCGGATCGGCGATAGCTGCTGCTGCGGCTTGGGTTGTGGCGGCGGCCCCGTTTATCGCACTTGCTGCCTTGATTGCGATCGTGCTCCTGGCACTTGAGGATCTGTGGGTGTTCCTTCATGGCGGCAAGTCGCTCATCGGCGATGTCGGGAAGGAACTTGCCAAGCTCGTATCAGACTTCATCGAGCAAGGCCCCAAAGAGGGCGAGCACTGGATGCTCAAGATCCTGCGCTCGGTGCTGATCTACCTGCGTGCCGTAGGAAGAGCTTGGGAGTTCATCTTTGGGAAGATCTTCGACGGTGTTTCATGGATGGCAACCAAGATTGACGGTTTGATAACGCGACTCGATATGCTGGCACGCATTGCCAATGTGAAGTGGGACATCACAGGCAACTTAAAGCGGGGCGGCAAAACAGTGCTCGGTGCCCTGGACTCTGCTGGGGTCGCGGTCGGAAACGCAGCGGAAGGCGCCTCACAACTGTTTGCACCGAGGGCTCCGATGGTAAGCAGCGCTCCGCAGGTCGCGCAAAGCAAAGTCGTCAACGCTTCCTACGCTCCGACGATCGTACAGCAGCCGGGACAGAGCGGGACTGAGGTAGCCGGGGAGTCGCAGCGCCTGTTTACGGAGTGGATGTCCTCGCAGGTTGAGAGCGCATCCGCAGCCGTGGGAGCCAAGTAATGGCCACCGAAAAGTACACGGGCCCGACGATGATCGGGGATCTCGCGCTCGACTGCACTGTCACCGAGACTCACACGGCAACCTCGACCGTGACAGAGCATCCCGTCGAGAGTGGCGCAAACATCACGGACCACATCCGCCCCGACCCGGTGCAGCTCTCAATCACGGGCATCGTGAGCGACACGCCGATCGGGTCGAGGCAGGTGCAGCGCTCAATCGAGGTAGGCGGCGCATCGGTGCAGGTTACGCAGCAAGAGCCACCAAGTAGCGCGACCGGCTTTGGACAGGCCGCGAGAGCGAAACTGGAAGCGCTCCGAGACGCAGCCAAGCCTATCAAGGTCGTGACCCGCGACAAGACGTACGAGAGCATGGCGCTGGTGTCGCTATCCTTCCCAAAGGAGGCCAAGACCAGCGGCGCTCTGTACTTCACCGCGCAGCTCAAGCAGGTTAGGATCGTATTCAACCGCTCGACGAGAATTGTCGTGGCGAAGGCCCCGAAGTCACACAAGAAACAGGACACTGGAAAGCAGCCCACAGCAGAGCTTGAAGCGCCGAAGAACTACTCCAGCGAAATGCGCGACTTTGCCGGGGATGCCGGGGTCGATAAAGCACTAGATCGAATCAGTGGCCTACGCTCTTCCTTGGAGCTTTAACATGGTCGAAATCCCTCTCCGTTCAGACCTCCCGCACTTCACCGTTGTCGTCGAACTTGACGGTTCCATCTACCGGCTGGAGTTCATTTGGAACACTCGCGAATCGGCGTATTACATGCACATGTACGACGCTGAGGAGTCGATCATCCAAGGCTCTCTTAAGTGCGTCGTCGGCTGGCCTATTGGCGTGCTGCAATGCACAGACCCGCGTCGACCGGCTGGCATGCTGGTGTTTGTGGACTCCGCAAACTCCGAGCGCGACCCGGTGTGGATTGACGGCAAGGACCTCTACAAGCTGGACACGGTGACGAGAGTACCCGGCTACGGCGAACTAGGCGACCGAGTGCGGCTGCGCTATTGGACGCTCGCAGACATGCAAGTGGTGGCCGACGGTGGCTGACCAGCGGCTACAAGATCGGCGCTGCCGGCTGCTCATCGCGAACCGAGTAGCAGAGGACTACAAAAGCCTCACTGCCGAAGTGACAGAAATCAAAGACCTTCGGGTGCAGTTTTCTGTCAAAAAAAGCTCAGCCAAAGAGCCCAACACGGCAGAGGTCACGATCACGAATCTGTCACCGACACGACGGGCAGCGCTGCAAACCAAAGGCGTCAAGTTCGTGCTCGAGTGCGGTTACGCTGACACCGGGGTCAAGCAGATCTTCCAGGGTGATGTGCGCCACATCTCGCATGTGCGCGAGGGCGCGGACTGGCGCACGGTCCTGAAGTCCGGCGATGGCGAGCGGGCGTTTCAGTTTGCGCGGATCTCTGAAACCCTAGGCCCGAAGTCTACCAAGTCAGCAGTGATCAAGCGGCTGGCTGCGAAGCTTGGGCTCGGGCTGGGCAACTCCGGCAAAGCCGCGATACCTGGGAGCTTTGAACAGGGGATCGTCCTGTCTGGCCCGGTGAGTCGCGAGCTTGACAAGGTGCTGAAAGGCACCGGCTACGAGTGGTCGATACAGGACGAGCAGATGGTGATTCTGTCGGCGTCCGAAGTCAGCGGGCAGGACGTGCCACTTCTGACCCCAGACTCAGGCCTTATCGGATCACCGGAGTTCGGCGCCCCACTGGCGAAGGGTGGCAAGCCGCAACTCAGTTTTAGGGCGCTGCTCAACGCGAACATCAAACCAGGTGCCAAGGTGCAGATCCAGTGCGAGCGCTTCCCGCTTGGCGTCTCGGTCAAGTGCTCCAAGGTCGAGCACAGCGGAGACACCGCTGGGCAGGATTGGTACACGACAGCAGAAGGAGCGACACTTTGACCACGCGAAACACCACGCTGCAAGACCTGCTCGCGCGCTTCCGGGAATCGCTGCTTGCGGATCTGCACACGTCTCTCCCTGGCAAGGTGGTGAAGTACGATGCCGCCACGCAAAAGGCCGATGTGCAGCCGCTGATCAAGGAGCGCTACACGGACGAGAGCGGGGCCGCGCAGGCGCGCGAACTTCCCGTGATTCCGGCAGTCCCTGTGCAGTTTCCAGGTGCGAGCGGGTATCGGATCACCTTTCCGGTGGTTGCTGGCGATGTCGGGCTCATCGTGTTTTCAGAGGCCAGCCTCGATAAGTGGCTCGTCTCCGGTGGCACTGTAGACCCTGCTGACGACCGGCGGCACGATCTGACGGACGCGGTGTTTCTGCCAGGGCTCCGCGACTTCGGGCATGCACTGGCCAGCGCTCCTACAGACCGGGCTACCTTCGGCAAGGATGACGGGCTTCAGATCCACATAACGCCGTCGCTGGTAAACGTCGGGTCGAACAGCCCAGCAGAGCTTGAGTTCGCCGCGCTTGGCGATGCGCTGCAAACTTGGTGCGGGCAGCTTCATGCTTGGTTGTCTGCGCTGACTTTGCCGGTTGCAGGTGCCACAGCGGGGCCTCCCATCGCGCCATTTCCTCCCCCTGTTCCGACTCTTAAAAGCGCATCGGTGAAGGTGAAGAAATGACCACCTACCAGAAGATCACAGACTTCGGACTTGACGAGGACGGCGACGAATACGCCGACGCGACTGGGCTTGCGATGACCGGCGACCTGCCAGGAATCAAGCAGCAAGTGACGCTGCGGCTCGGATTCTTCAGGGGTGAGTGGTTTCTCGACGAGGAGAAGGGGCTTCCCTGGTACGAGGAGATCATCGTCAAGAATCCGAACCTGATACGAATCCGCGAGATCTTCCGCGAGGCGATTCTGTCCGTCGCTGGAATCAACGAAGTCACGTATCTGGACCTTCTGTTTAGCGCGTTCTCGCGCACCCTATCCGTCAACTTCAAAGCCTCGACCAATCTCGGCGAGCTTGGAATCAACCTAACGGGGCTCCCAAATGCCTAGCTATGGACTCCTTCCCGAGGGCTTTGTGCCCAAGCCGCAGACGGTCATCAAGGAAGAGCTTGATACCGTCTACAAAAACACGTTTGGCGCGCAGCTTGGCAGTGAGCCCGACGGCTCTATCCCAGCGGACTCTGTAGCCGGCCAGCGCATCGGCCTGCATGCCGAGCGAGAGGGCGAGCTTTGGGAGGTCGCTCAAGCCGTCGATGCCAGCATGGACCCAGACCGGGCCACGGGCCGCGCGCTCGACATCCTGTGCGCTATCACTGGCACCACGCGCAACCAGGAGCGGCGAACTACCGGCACCGTAGCTCTTACAGGCTCACCAGCGACACTCGTCCCCAGCGGCTCTACCGTTGCAATCCCGATTGTCGGCACTCGCTTCGACACCGATGCGAACGCTACCCTAGTCGCTCTCTCGGCTTGGCTTGTCAACACGGCGTACGCTCTCGGGGACAGAGTAACCAACGGCGGCGCGCCGGCTCGGGTCTACCAAGCGGTGGCCGGCGGAACGTCTGCGCTTGTCGGAACCGGCCCGAGCGGAACCGGGTCGAGCATCGTGGATGCGACCGTGACATGGTCGTACGTCGGCGACGGTACCGCTGCTGTTGATGCGACAGTGACGGCTCAGACTCCCGGCCCCTTCGCAGCGCTCACCGGGCAGATCACGTCAATCGAGTCACCTGTCAGCGGCTGGCTATCAGTCCGCAACATGGTCGATGCTGCGGTCGGTGCCTACGTCGAGACAGACGCCTCTCTGCGCAACCGTCGGGAAGCAGAGCTTGCCGGGCGCGGAAATGGTCCACTTCCCGCACTGAGAGCCGACATCCTGAAAGTCAATCAGGGTACGGCAAGCGCTGTCGTCGATTGCATCGTGTTTGAAAACTACACCGAGGTCGTGGATGTAAACGGCATCCCCCCGCACAGCTTCGAGGCTGTGGTCCTTGGCGGACTCGATGCAGATATAAGGCAGTCGATATTCGACACCAAGCCAGCCGGCATCCGCCCACACGGCACCGTCAGTGGGACCGTCACCGACTCGACAGGTATCACTCACACGATCAAGTTCTCTCGCCCGACGAGCTATGCGATTTGGATAGAAGTTGACGTTACCTACAACGCGGCAAAGTGGCCACTCGACGGAAACGATCAAGTCAAGGCGGCCATCCTGGCAGCGCTCACGCCTGCCAACGGCTACACAATGGGCAAGGACGTGACGAGCTGGGGAATTGGGGCTCCTGTCGATTCGGTGCCTGGCGTGCTCAATGTCACCGCGATCCGCCTCGGCACTGCACCTGCCCCTGTCGGCACGGCTGATATTCCGATGGGGATCAGAGACGTGGCTCTGTTTGACTCGGCGCGTATCCTCGTCACCTCTGTCGCAGGGACGCCGTAATGGGCGACGTACAACATGAGCTAGACCATGCGGGCAAGATGCTGGCCCGGTTGGCAGAGGAGTTTCGCAAGCCCCGGATTTCCGCCATTCTCACCGGGGAAGCAGCTCAGTATCAGGCTATCGAGGATGCCTTTTGGCAGCTGCTGGTCGAGCGCGGAGTGGATACCGCTATCGGCAACGCGCTCGACGTACTTGGGCGCATCGTGGGCGAGCCCAGGCAGGGAGCGCTTGACGCTGACTACCGGCTGCGCGTGCGGGCCCGAATCCGAGTCAACCGCAGCGATGGCACGATCGAAGACATCATCGAGGTGGTGCGGCTGCTGATCGGGTCTGCACTGTTACCGTCGGCAACGATCAAGCTGACGGAGTACTACCCGGCTGCGTTCGTGCTGCGAATCACTGGCCTTGTGATATCCGCGACCCAGGCGCTGATCTATAGCTCGTTTATCAAGCAGGCCCGAGGCGCTGCTATCGGCTCAGGCTTCGGCTGGCAACAGACAGCTGACGCCGACGCTTTCGTGACCGCCACATCGAGCCCCCTCACGGTCGCTGCCCTGGCCGGCGTCACATCCTTTACCGTGGCTGACACAACTGACTTCCCGGCTTCGGGCACGCTGGTGATAGACGACGGGCTGGCCGGGTCCGAAACGCTGGCCTACACCAGCAAGACACCGACGACGTTATCAGGCTTTCCGGCGACGGCAAGCCCCCACACGCTTGGCGCAATGGTAACTCTCCCTGCCTCTGTCGGCAAAGGATGGGGGGACACCGCCAACCCAGCTACCGGCGGCGCTCTCGTCGGTGTACTTTAGGAGTTACGATGCTTGTAGACCTGATACTGCCCACGCTCGGGGGCTTGTTTGCAACGGTGGCGCTGATCGTCAAGTACCTCGACAGACGCGCCAAAGAGCGGGCCATTCTGGCTGCTGTCACAGAGGAGCAGCGCGACCAGATCAACGCTATTCCGCCGCTGTCGCTGGTGTTCATGCTGACGCTGGCGACCGGGCTCCTATGCTGCGCTGCGTTCATCGGCCAGCATGTGCGCGCCATGCGGCAAGAGCTGATCTGCGCCAAGGACTGCACAAGCGACAGAGACTGCCGACCCCCGGCAGTATGTCGGCGCGGAGCTTGTGTAGACAACGCAGCTGAGGCTCGGCCCGAGATCGCCATGTACCTCCCAACCCGAAACATCTCGACCACCTGGAGTCCGATCAATGGCCACTAAGCCTCTTACGTCCACTCTCCCCCGTTGGGCTGATACCGTCGCAGGCGACCCGTCAAAAGTCGTCGAGCCGGCATCGGGCAAAAAGGACATCGGCTGGGCAGTCGCCGAGAAGCCGCCCGCGCAGTGGAAGAACTGGCTGCTACTCCAGACCTACAACTGGCTTGTGTGGCTCGACGCATTCGAGACAGAGGCCCACACCTGGACCAAGCTACAGACCTTTACGCAGTCGGTCCTGAACACCCGCGCCATCAAGGCGACGGGAAATGGTACCGGCGAGGGAGCACTATTCGAGGGCGGAACCGGTGGGCATGGCGCTGTCGGCCAGTGCTTCGGGCCCGCAAACTACGGACTGCGCGGCATCGGCGACCCAGCTGGCGCGGTATCAATCGGAGTGCGCGGGGAAGGTGGTCTAAACGGCTACGGCGGCTCCTTCGTGGGCTCGGGTACTGGCGATGGCCTGCGATCAACCGGCGGCGGTACGTCGGGCTACGGTGGTTTTTTCACAGGCACCGGTGCGCTCTCGGGCGTGTACGGTACGAGCAATGGCGCCGGCACCGGCGTGCAGGGACAGGGCGGGCCGACCGGCGTGGGTGTGTACGGGCAGGGCGGCGCGACCTCGGGTCGGGGTGGTGATTTCGTTGGTGGCGGTATCTCCTCTGAAGGCGTAAGAGGGACTGGAGGAGGACCTGATGGGAATGGGGTCACCGGCCAAGGAACCGGGTCAGGGGTCGGAGTCGTCGGGACCGGCGGACTAACCAACGGCGACGGCGGTTTTTTTGTCGGAGTCGGGACAGGTCATGGCCTGCGAGCGAATGGGGGTGCAACGTCGGGTTATGGCGCCCTGCTGACAGGAGGCGGCACTAGTTCGTATGCTCTGCGCGCAGTAGGCGGCGCACCAAATGGCGGGGCTATCGAAGCTGTCAGGACAGGTACAGGAATCGCGCTGTCGGCCCAGGGCCCGATTTACACTGACGACAGTCTCCAGGCCGATGTCTCTGTGCGGGTTGGCGGAGGAGCTACGCATAGCGATTTGCTCACAAGCTATGCCCTGTTTACCGCTCCAACGCATCCTGTTGCAACGCAGGCTATCAAGGGGCGGGTCATGCCCGTCAACACGGCGCGCGCATGGGGTTACATCACAACGGATGGAGTAGGCGGCGTTACCACCAACGGAGCGGTCGGCGTCACCAGCGTAGCGATCACCGCGACAACGATTGATGTTACGCTAGCTGATACCATGGCTGATGCCAATTACTCGGCTGTGGTGTCAGGCAATGCAGCGCTTTATGCGTCAAACAAAACGACCACCGTATGCAAGTTTACGAGTTCATTGAACCCGCAAACCTCAGCGCTAACGGTTGATTTTCAAATCATGGGCCGGCAGTAGTTGCAGCGGGACGGCGCACGTGCCGTGATTGCAGATCATCGCAATCCCAGCAGGCGTCGTGGCGCAGCACTGCGGCCCGTCGAACGGATGACAGCGGCTGCCCTCCACCACGCACTCAAGCGGGGGAAGAATCGTTCCGCCATCGGGAGCCGGCTGAGGGTCCGGCTCAGGGGTACCAGCACCACAGCCCAGCGCGATCACGAACATCATCGCAGCAAGAATCTTGGTCATCGGTACTCACAGACCCCATCAAAGC